TTTAATGCACGAGCTAAGAAAAATAAGGAAAAGCAATACAAACCACAGTTGGTATTGACTTTAGGAAATCATGAAAACAGAATCAACAGAGCTGTCAACGATGATCCAAAACTTGAAGGAGTTCTTTCTATTAGAGATCTCCATTATGAGGAGTATGGTTGGGACGTGCATAACTTCCTTGATGTTGTTGTCATCGATGGTGTTGCTTATTCCCATTACTTTACTACTGGGCTTATGGGTCGTCCTGTCACAACTGCTGCTGCCTGCCTTAGCAAGAAGCATATGTCTTGTGTACAAGGACATCAACAGGGCTTACAGATTGCGACAGGTTACAAAGCGGATGGAGGACTCCTCACTTCGGTAATTGCAGGCTCCTGCTATGAACATGATGAAGACTATATGTCTAGCCAAGGCAACCGCCATTGGAGAGGCTTCCTAATGCTTCATGATGTACAAGATGGTGAGTTTGACCTTATGCCTGTATCTCTTAAATACATTAACAAGAAGTATGCTTAACGAAAAAGACATCAAACATTATAAAGAATTAGACAGCCCACAGCCTGATCCTGTGGAGCATCCTCTACATTACACCCTGCATCCCTCTGGTATTGAATGTATTCAGATTACAGAGCATATGGGGTTTAACCTAGGGAATGCTTTAAAGTATATCTGGCGGTGTGATCTTAAGAAAGATGCCGTAGAAGACCTGCGTAAGGCAATGTGGTACATTAACAGAGAATTGGAGAAGCGCAATGCTAGTAAATGAAATTGATGAGCATGAAGACGGTAGCGCTACCCTACAGGTAACCTTTGCACCAAAAGAAGTGGGCTATCTCTTAGAGAAAGCACTCGTCGACATGCTGCGAGAGTACATTGAAAAAACACCTTCCTATGCACATAATGAAACTTGATGAACTAAAAACACTTATTGTGCATAACCTAGATGTTGTAGAATTCTTGGACATTATTGGATGTGACATCTCCGATCTTGTTGAAGCGTTTGAAGACCATATTCATGACTGCTTTGATGACCTAGTTAATGCCGTGGAATGAAGAAGAAACAAGCTAAGAAGCCATTTTTAGAACGAAAACTTCAGGAAAAAGATGCAACAGAAACCATCAGAACCTATCAGCAAAGAAGCAAAGCCTCACCCATACCGTTGCCAGAAGCATCGTATGTGGATGAAAAAAGGCCATTGTGAACTGTGTTGCTTGGAACGAGATGCACAAAAACGAGAAAATGAACTATTGGGTGGATCCAACAAACCCAAAGTTTTTATAAGGACAATATGACAGAAACAAATCGGTTCCGTAACTCTTTTGGCGAAAATATCTTTCGCTACAAATATGCTCAAGGCCCAGGGGACACGTGGGATAAGTTGGCTGAACGTCTAGTAGAAGATGTTTGTGGTACTCGTTGGGGTACAATGCAAGCTCTTATGTCTAAAGACGAACAGAAACAGCTCGTTGAGTATATCAAGGAAATGAAATTCCTGCCTGGCGGACGTTACCTTTATTATGCAGGTCGTCCATACAAAGCCTATAATAATTGCTATCTGCTACGAGCAGAAGAAGACACAAGAGAAGAATGGAGTGCAGTTACATGGCGTGCAATGAGTTGTTTAATGACTGGGGGCGGAATTGGAATTGACTATTCACGACTCCGTCCTGCTGGAAAGGCTCTTAGTAGAACAGGTGGCACTGCATCAGGACCTATTCCGCTTATGTATGCGATCAACGAAATCGGGCGAAATGTTATGCAAGGAGGCTCGAGACGTTCTGCAATTTATGCCTCTCTTAATTGGGGACATGAAGATGTTAATAAATTCTTGCACGTTAAAGACTGGTCCCCAGACGTAAAAGCTGCTAAGGAAAAAGACTTTAATGCATTTGCTCCATTGGACATGACTAACATTTCTGTTAATTATGACGATGCAGCATTCATGATGAAAGATGGGGATCCAACTAGCTACAGCCTAGCTAACAATCCCGTGTTTGTAGAAAACTGCCGACAGGCACTGATGACAGGAGAACCTGGCTTCAGCTTTAACTTTGGAAAGAAACAAAATGAAACCCTTCGGAATGCATGTACTGAGGTTACTTCGGAAGACGACAGTGATGTTTGTAATCTTGGGAGCATCAATCTTGGCAATATCGAAAGTATTGATGAGTTCAAGTCAATTGTACACCTTGCCTCTAAGTTCCTTGTATGCGGAACTCTTAGAGCGGATTTACCTTACGACAAAGTTCACCGAATTCGCGAGAAAAATCGGAGGCTCGGACTCGGACTCATGGGGATCCACGAATGGCTACTTAAACGAAGCGCTGGATATACTGTTAGCCCAGAACTCCACAAATGGTTAAAGGTCTATCAGCAAGAAAGCGAGATAGCAGCAAATGAACACTGCGACAGATTCTACCTCAACCATCCCGCTGCATACAGAGCTATTGCGCCTACAGGATCAATTGGTATCCTTGCAGGCACGACTACTGGAATTGAGCCATTATTTGCAGTTGCATACAAACGACGATTCCTTACTGAAGGAACCAAATGGAAATATCAGTATGTTGTTGACGGAACGGCTCAGAATCTTATCACGGAGTATGGCGTTGATCCAAGCAAGATTGAATCGGCTATTGACTTAAGCGAGAACTATGAACAGCGAATCAAATTCCAAGCAGACATTCAAGATTACGTTGACATGTCAATCTCGTCAACCATCAATCTACCCTCCTGGGGAAGTGCTGGAAACAATGACAAGCGCGTACAGTCTTTTACAGAAACTCTTGCAAAATATGCCCCAAGACTGCGAGGTTTTACTTGCTATCCAGACGGAAGCCGAGGCGGACAACCTCTCACGAGTGTCCCCTATGAAGATGCAATCAAGAGCAGAGACATGATCTTTGACGAAGTTGACATCTGTGAATTCACAGGCCATGGTGGAAGCTGTGGCTTATGAGAGTAGTTGTTGTAGAACTAATTAACGGATGCCAGCTTGGTATCGAGCATGTGTCTGGTGATGAGGAAGACGAATACGAAGGGCTTATTGCCCTGAACATCTTTTTCTTTCGCTTCGTATTTATGAAGATGAAAGAAACGTAGACAAAAAAATAGCCCCCTATCTAGCAATAGATAGAGGGCTTTTTCATTTGTACCAACCTAATTGAATAGCTGTTTTAAGTCGATGACCGTTAGCACATAAAGTTTGTAAATTTTTTGGTTCATTGTTTGAATGATTTCCATCAATATGATCTACATCTAATTGACAAGGATGTGTGGGAATAAACTCACAAGTTTGACAGACAACTCCTTTATATCTTTTATAAGGATTTTTTTGTAAACTTGACCGTCTATTTTGTTGCTTTAAATTGCCTTTTGAGTGCCCCAAATGTTTTTTACCATAAGTGGTTCGACAGATTTTTGAACAATATACTTTGTCTTTTCGATTAGGTAGAAATACTTTTAGACATTCTAAACATGCCCTCTCTGGATATTTATTCATTGGGGGCTTTTTCATTTCTGGAAGTACTTAGATGCCCAGTCTTTCAACTGTAACAACTTGTTTGAACCTTTGTCAATAACAGAATCCCATGGATCATATCCTTTAGGTTTCTCTTGAGGAGGCGGCATATTCTCTGCAAGTTTAACTTTTTTATCTTTTATAAGTTTCATTGCCATATTTAACGCTTCGTCATACGTTTTGGCTGTTAAACCAATTTGCATTCCTAAAGCATTGTTATGTAAATCCATTGCACGATCATGTTCTGGCTGATTATACCCACCACCAAAAAAGACGGGAATGTTTGGATTTTCATGCCAATCTAGTGCTATGTGAGAATTTGTAGCACCTTGTCGACGAGCTAAGGTTGCTGCACCCAGAAGATGCCTAAGAGCATCGGTGTCACCACCAGACTCTCCTGCACCCCCTAGTTGATTATAAGCAGCCCATGAAGCTGGTTTTTTAATGGTATCTGGATCCGTGAACATTGATAACATTCCTGGTTTCTCATTCCACAAATCTTTTAGCTCATTAGCCATTACTCAGCCTCCAGACGATTACGTAGCCTTGCTGCCTCAAGGAGTTGACGAGCATTAGTTCCATTAGCAGCTTTCAGCATTATACTTTCTTTGTCAGTCATGGCTTTTTCCATGGCCTTATTAAAGACCTGATCCGTTGTAATAGGCTGACCTTTCAACCGAGTGTAGAGCTTGTTCAACTCACCAAATCGTTTCATGTCGCCTTTCATCTGAGCTACGACAGCCATGTTAACAAGTTCTCCACCCTTCTCATTATAGAGACGCAGTTCTTTGTTAGC